GCCGCTGGTTCTTGTGACAAACACTGCCTCGGCACCATCGTCTGCGGGGGCTGTCCCGTTGATAAACTCTATCCTTGTGGAAGCCGCGTTGGAAATAGTGGTAAACGCCTTCAGCCTAGTCCTTCCTGTAAGTAATGAACTAGTGGCTAAGTCCGTTATTCCCACAGAAACGTTGGCGGCGTACTGGGCGCTACACGTTGCAGAAACAATTGTTTTAAAGAACCTAACCCCACCAACAGTTGCCGCAGAACCCGTAGAAGTTATGATGTCTGTTATAGTCTTGCCATTCAAATCTAGTCCAACGATAGTTACCGTTTTGTTATTATCACCTGTCCCCGTAGTGGTGACAGATAATCTACGGGCCGTGTCGGAATTGGACGTAGAGAAGAAGGTATTAGCTAACGTAAACGCACCAGTTGGCCTTGCTGCCACCGCGATAAACGTGGTGGAGGCAGGATCAAATACCCCAGATACAATGCTGCCCTCTACCGTTGTAGCTGTAATGTCTGAAGACATATTACTTACTCCTTACGCTAAATTTTAAAGGTCAATAGCTTGTTGGTACAGAACAGTGAAACGAATTGTTCCTGCATTAGTAGCCCCAGTAGTGGTTACTGTAAGACGCTTTTCAGTACCAACGTCTGCCCAAGCCAATGCTCCACCTGCTTCAGTAGTAGGATATTTACGACCTGCACCAGAAGCGACAGTAATTGAAAATTGGTTTATAAAAGTAGCGTTGCCGCCAACAGTGTCGCCAATGCTCAGTACGCAAGTTGCGTTTGCAACAGCAACAGGAAGATCAATAACGATGTCAATAATTTGTGATGCCGCTGGGATTACGATGTCGGTAACAGTAGCTGCTTGTGCGCCACCTGCGGTACTAAAATCAGTGGTCTGAGCCATAACGACTTGACCAGTGTTTTTAACATTTACACCTAGAGTAGTTCCAGTTGTTTCTTTAATTGTTCCAGCCTTGATAGGCCCAGAGAATGTAGTAATACCCATGATTATCTCCTGTCGTGGGTTAAGTCAGACACATTGTGCGTCTGTCAGGGATAAGCAAATAATACACAATAAACAAAAAAAAGAAAGGGGGCAGTTAAACCGCCCCCAATCAAAACCAAACATTTGTTCGGGTTACGCTCCGGGTGAGCCGAATACGCAACGTGGGTCCGAAAAACCAAATGAATAACGCTCACGCGCTTTAAAACGCATGTTGCCTGTATCAAAGTCTGCTTCCATGTTTGTCTGCATGGGAGAACGTTCAAAGTGCTTAAAGCCATTTGGAACATCAGTCTTCAGGAAGAACGCATCAGTATCAGTCAAAAAGTGGTTAACAGTGTAACCCTCTGGAACCATACCCATGTTCTTTGTCGCGTTAATGTCATTGTCAGCAGTGCCGGGACGCAAGGTCGATTCCAGCAGACGATCTGCAATGAACTGAAGCTGTGGTGGAATAATCAGCTTAGTGCCACGAAGGGCAATAATCATATTCCGTTCATCAACGAAGCCTGAAATGTCGATAAGAGCATTTTCAAGAGAAGTTTCGTTGAGGTCAGCCGCAGTAGCTGGTTCGTTGCGGAATGTACCGCCTTGAGCCAGTGGGTGCAAAGTTGAACAAAGCTCAACACCGTCACCGCCTGTAAATGCCGCGTTGAAAGCGTTGTTAAGAACCGCAGCGGCTTTAACTTGCTTTGAATGCGCCATAGAACGGGCAAGTGCTTTGGTGTACCGTGCGCCAAGACGATCATAAAGATTGTCTTCAATCGCCTCTTCAGTCAAAGCAAATGCAAGAGCTACAGTTTCATGTGTGTAACGGGCGGTGTACGCTTCGTTAGCATCATCAAACGATACCCCTGATCCTTCGCTTTTAGTAGGAGCATTGCCAAAACCTGAAAGCATAACTTCTTCTTCGAACGCACGATCTGACGATTCTGTGTCGAAAATTTCTGCATGCTCATTGTCGTAGCGGTTGTACTCCATGCCGAACAAAGCGTTTAAGCCCGGCTCAAGCTCTTTGACAAGTTGTGAACGAGAAATAGCCATAACTTATCTCCTTTCTTATGCCAGACCCGCAGTGCCAGCACTGAACAGGTGGTTGTTAATTTTGACTATTACGTTTGTATTAGCCGTTACGGTGTCGCTATTCTCAGGGTCTTGAGAAATGTCGATGGCTTTTAAAGCCAAACCTGCTGTGGTTGCACCAGTTGACACAGCGATTTCCATACTAGAAATGCCGCTTGTAAGTCTTCCAACTGGGTTGTTGTCCACAATATCAAAGTTGCCAAACAAATCCGTTACAGGAAATGCAGCGTTACCTTGAATTTCAAAGGTTGCACTTGGATCATCAATGACGTTTGCAAAGATGTTTGTTCCAGTTGCGTTTGCAGGCCAATGGTTTGAGAAAATTACATTTCCAGTTGCGTCTACATATTCGCAGCCATTGAAAACGCCCAAACATAAAGCAGTACCGCCGGGTGCAACACGGGTAATTGTTCCATTACTAGCGACTGTAACTAAGTCACCTTGGAAAATGTTCGTGTTGTAGCCAGAGGCAATACGATAACGGTTTTGTCTTTGTGAAGACAAACTCGTTTTTATTGGACGAAGGCCGAAAGGGGCGTCTTGATTCGCCATCTTACTTATCCTTCAGATTTATTCCGTGAGCCGAAGCTAACAGAAGATTTACGTTGTGGTGCCAGTTTTGGCATTAAAGCATTGTTTTCTCGCATCCAATCGCGGTCAACAGCTTCCATTTGATTACTAGCCACTTTTGCAAAGTGTTGGTTCCGCTGATTTATTAGTTCGATAGGGATTCGGGCCAAAACTAATCCGCCAACACCAATGGTGCCTGCGTTTCTTCCTTCATCAATAACGGGGCCAACCCAATCGGGGTACTCTTCAGCGCGAACAAGTTCCCAGCCTTCTTGCCGTTTTTTATGAACGTTAGTCTTATCGTCGTATTCCATGACGGATTCACGAATCCATCTATGCTTAAAGCCAATAGGTGGCTCTGGAGCTTCTAAAGCTGAACCGGGACGCCACTGTTGAATGCGCTCTGCGCTTTCCCGTGATTCTGAATCACGCGCTGACCTAGTTGCCATATTATTCGCTCCTATTCTCTAGTTTAACAACCTCTTTTGCATAAACTTCAAGAGGTATCCGCATCTTATTGGCAAATGCGACTTGCCCCGGCGTTAACTCCACCGATCTTTTCCGCCCAGACTTTAAAGACCGTCCGTTTCCAGACGCAGGCGTAACAACTTGGGCGTTTTGTTGTTTGGCCTGAAACTTTTGAGGCATTTCCTTACGGATACGCTTATCTATTTCAGAGTAATATTCGTCAGTAGATGGGTCAAAGCCCTCATCTCCAACGATCTGATTGTGTATGGCTGTAGCAGCAGCTTTCATAATGTTGTCTTTTTCAAACCAATCATTTTTAGAAAGCCATTTTTCCAACTTAGGATCAGCCGCTTGTCTTTGAGGCTGCTGTTGTTGGTATTGCTGCTGTTGCTTTTGCTGTTCAACTTGAACCTGCCGTTGCTGTTCGTCCCTATTAGCCTTGGCTGTTTGTAAACGAATGCGTTCTTTCTCAATAGCTACCTGTGATAGTGCAGATTGCGCGTCTGCAACCTTTTCATAATCACCAGCTTCATGCGCTTCTGTCAGCGCACGTTTAGCTTGCTGCTCTTGCGAAACAACGCGGCCCTCATATTCAGACCTGTATCCTTGGTCAAGCTGTTGCAACCTAGCTTTTATTTGCTGGTTTTCTTGATGAACTTTTTGAGCATATTGAACAGCAGCGTCGGCTTCTTCAGAAGCAGCTTTGCGCTTTGCAGTTAATTGATTAATACGCTTTTGAACGCTCTCGCTGTAGTTTTCAAGCTCCTCATCGCCATCTGACTTTTTACGAGCTTTTGTTCGGGTTTGATTAACTTCATCAGTTACGTCAACGGCGTTGCCAATATACGCTTCGGCACCTGAGACTTGTTCGTCATCAAGTTCTACTGTTGCGCCTTCTAGCTCTTCGCTATCAATGTTTTCTTCAGCCATAGACATATTCCTTGCTCCCTAATCTTCTATACATACGAAATGTCTGTTGGGTCAAGTATCGTAGATATAATATTGTCGTCATTTATGATTCTTACCTCAAGGCCATCCACTTTAAACCTATTCCCAGCATATCTCCCTATAAGAACCCATGCTTTTTCCTCGCAATAGGGACCACTTGGGAACTTTTGTTCGTCTTTGTATGCGTCTGGACCCAGCTTAACTACATAAGCAGATACTGTAGCAAAGGATTCACGTTCCCTAGTTTGGTCAGGAATGTATAAGCCGCCTTTGGTCTTTGCGCTTGGGTAATACGGAATGATTAACACTCTATACCCTGTGGGCTGCGGAAGTCTTTCCAAAACAGATGGCTCTATATTGGAAGGGTCTTCAACGTTTTTATTGTCTTCTTTTGGTTCTTTAGTTTTAAATGCGTTTTCTAACGGCTGAGATAGTTTCGTTTTTTTTGTTGCTGTCGCAACGTGATCTGGAACATATAACTTCTTAGTCATTTTCTAAATCTATGCCTTTCATCGCGGTTTTAAGTAAATCTTCGCAGTAGGTCATTCCGCGTATTTCGCCTACAAGATATCTGTACTCATCCCAAGATGAGGCTGAACCGTTCGCAATTAGGTCTGTTAACCTATAATTACGATCACGTATTTCCTTCAACATATATTCTGCTAAGTGTAAAGCGTCCATACTTGTCCCCCTGCACACATAGTATGCAATTCTTCGGGACACACAAGTATTTCTAGCAAAAAGCTACAAAACACCTATAAATCTTTGGGGTCTTGCTATCTTGCTAAACTTTTTTAAATACTTTGGGGGGTTTTTTGGTTTTTTTGTTGGCTGCTTTTTTGGGGCTTTCTTCAACTTTGACTTCCCTCTTTTTTAATTTCTTTACGTTGTTGTTCAATCAACAGCTTTTGGCGCTCTAACTCTAAGAACTGCTTGTCTATCTCATTAATTTCAGGAAAATCTATAATATTATCCTGTGTTGGCTTTTGTTGCATTCATCACCGCAATTTCACGCTGCGTCCGTATTCTATCTTCTGCTATTCTAGTCTTATCCTCTAAAGCTGATTCAGAAACGTCAATACGTTGCTGATCTATCAAAACGTCATTACGTTCTTTCTCACGAACAAATTCCTGCTTTGATTCGAACTCTGTAGTTTTTCTCTGCATATCAGCGGCTTTTAATTGTAGCTCTTGGTTTCGTATATCCACCAAAGGATCAGATTGCTGTGGTGGCTCTACAGCTTGCGCCATGCTTTCAACCATATCTGCAATCATAACCGCAGCGATTTGATCTATCTGAGGCTTGATTTGTTGCATCATCATTTGCATTTGCTCTGGATTCTGCTGAACTTCAGCAGGTATTCTCTCCATGATCTGAGCTTGTGCCTGCTTTTCAGCCATAAGCCCTATATGCTCCTGTATGTGGCCCTGTAGGGACAATATGGACGCAGGGTTAAGCTGCATAGCTGGAGTGGACATAACGGCCATGTGAGCCTCTATGTGAGACTGATGGTCTTGCTCTGGGAACGCCTGCAATGGAACACCCATAAGCGCGTTTTGATTCTCTTTAGCGGCATTTGCAGGTGGCGGTGGGGGTGGCGGCGGTGGCAGAATAGCATCAATGTTTGTAACGCCCAAAGCCTCATACATCTTACGATACGCCTGATACAGCCCCATAGGACCGCCATGTATTTCTGGGTTAGACTGTACTAGCTGCAACTCGCTCTGCGCTAACGCAATCCGCTGAGACATAGAAAAGATGTTTGGGTCTGAAACTGGCAAAACATCAATGCGTTGGTCGAAGTCTTCAGCTTTTATTTCAGGGCCAACTTCTTTAGATGGCATGTATGGATATGGCTGTACGTCTTGAGAAAATATATTCGATAGAAGTTTAAATTCCATCTTTTGGGAATAGTGCAACCGCTTGTGAATCGCGGACATAACCTTTGTTCCGCGCTCCATGATAGCCATAGTCGTGCCTACGGGCGTTTCACCGCTCATCTCGCCAACCTTCATGTCGGCCATTGAAGCAAACCTACGTCCAGCGTCTACAAGCGTTCCTAGAAGGTTATACAAGGTGCCAGAAGGTTCTTTAAACGGTAATGGCATTAATGAAGCCTGAAGCGTGGTTCCTACAACGTCAATGTCGCGGAACTCTCCCGGCTGTATTGGGCTGTCTTCATCACGAATACGCGCACCACGGGCCTTAAAACCCGCTGGCAAGTTCGCTAACGTACCAGCATCAATAAGCTGACGAAGAATAGATGTTGAGGCCATAGCCAAGCCACCAATCATGTGAGTCAGGCCCAAGCCATAAAACCCCAGACCGGGCAAAAACTTATAATGCACAAAATACTTTTGCGCATTTTTCATAGGATCGTCTTCTAAATAGTTTCTACGAATAGAAAGAATTTCATTTGTATCTTCAAGAATAGTCACAATATACGGAAGTTTTAAGCCTGTAGGCTCACCTTCCATGCTCATATCTTCAAATCCCTCAATATCAAGGTCAGTGTGAACTTCATAAAGAGTTAGGTCTGTTGACGCATTTGAAGGGTGTACGCCTTGTATATCATCAATTGATTCTTGAACTTCATTCATTTGACCGCCGTAATTACCGTCAGTCGAAATATCTATATCCCTGTAGAAACCTGTAAGTTGCAGCTTTCTAACTTCGTTTGAATCCATTGTAATACGGTGCGTAATACGTGGCGAACTAACCAAATCAGGTGTGCCATACGGAACAATAAGGTCTTCTGCGTGAATAAACTTACTAACAGCGCGTTGCTTTAGTGGGTCACGATAAACTTTCTTAAATGTAGAGCCAACAACAGGTAAATAGAACAACATTTGATCCAGTTCAGGATCGTATTCTTCCATTTCATAAGTAATCTGATAGTTCATATAATCTTTAACGCGCTCTGCCTGTTTAACCAGCATTTCGCTTTGTGCGCCAATGACCTGTGTTCTAACAGGGCCATTAGCTGGCAGTAGCTCACGATAAGCCTGCGCTTGGAACTGTGTTACACTTTCAGCCAATAATGGATGAACAACGCCTGAAGAACCCTCGAAAGGCTGGGTTCTTTCTTCAGTTTTCATACCTAGAAACTCTAAACCCTGCTTATACGTGTCTTCCCAATCTTGTCTGGAAGACAGATCGTCTTCAATAGAACCAACCAAATCAGAAGAAATACGCCCAAGCAAAGCACTATCAATAACATCAGCCAAATTGCCATCAAAGGCAACGCTTGGAGTAACGTCCATTTCATCATCATAGTTACCAACTACGGCGCTGCCGTCATCAAATTCAAAAACACCGGGTTGTTGCGGTAATTGAGGAATGTCAGCCAAAACGTTTTCTTGAGGCAACATAGGAATTTCAGGTATGCCACCCGGACCAGAATCACGATCAATAAAAGCCATATTACTTTCCTATTATAGCGTTGAGGCAGAAAAGCTCTACCAATGAAAGGACAGAAACTGGGAACTGCTGACATAGCCCGTTGGGAGGAACGCGGAACGTCAACTTAATCTGCCTCAACCTCTTTAGTTACCAGCGCAATTGAGCAAGTAACATATTTTATCTCAGGCATTATCTTACACCACGAAACTTTGTTCCGCGCAATGCCGCTCCACCACCGCGAGAAAAACCTGAGTTTTCATCTTTCATGGACGCTTCCATAGGCTGAATATAATGCTCCTGCATTACGCCATCTATTTCAGTAGAAACAGCGCTACCCTTTGCCATCATTTTAAAGTCAGAACCAGATATGTTGCCGTCTTTGTTTTTATCCAGCTTTTTTTGATCCCC